GGGCGAAACGAGCGCGAGATCGCGCTAGTTTCTGGGCGGGCAATTAGTTAACAGACAGCATAACTGCATGGCACAAGTTAACCTCATGACGCAGGCGCAGTACGCGAAACACCGCGGCTGCTCGCGCGTTGCCGTGCACAATGCCGTCAAAGAGAACCGGATCAGCCTTATCGACGGCAAGATAGACGCGAACGTCGCCGATATCCAGTGGGCTGCCAACACCCGGGCCCGCGCGCCAAGCTCGCCGCCTGCAGCGGCGGCGCCAAGCGGTCGACCAGGTGGCGGATCCAAGCCGTCCTCGAGCGCGGCAGATCCTGGCGACCCTGGTCAGGTGGATGTGCTCGATACCCCGGAGGATTACTGGGTGTCCCGCGGCCGCCGCGAAGCCGCCGAGGCAGAGCTCGCCGAGCTCAAGCTGGCCGAGCAGCGCGGCAACCTCATCCAGGTAAAGGCCGTCGAGGTCGTGTTGTCCAACGCCCTGGCCGGAATGCGCGAACACCTCCTGCAGGTCAGCTCACGCCTGGCGCCACTGCTGGCGAACGAGTCGGACAACTTCAAGGTGCAGACCCTGCTCGACACCGAGATCAACCAGGCCCTGCAGCAGCTCGCCGGCGTCACGCTGCCGGGCGCCAGTTCTCCAGCGGTGGCTGCATGAGCGCCCGGGATCTGCCAGACGACGAGGCCCGCGCCATCGACCTGCTGGCCCGGGTCAAAGCCAAGTTCTTGGCGCCTCCCCCGCGCGTCGACGTTGCCGAGTGGGCAGCCCGGTACCGCCACATCGCCAAAGGATCGGAGCGCGGCCAGTGGCGCAACGAGCGCACGCCGTACCTGGTCGAGCCGATGCAGTGCGCCAGCAGCTTTTCGCCGTATGAGCGCGTCGTGCTGCAGTTCGCCACGCAGCTCGGCAAAACCGAGGTGCTTTACAACGCCGTCATGCAGCGGATCCACACCGAGCCGCAGGATCTGATGATGGTCCAGCCCACGCTGCAGGATGCCCAGGACCACAGCGGACAGCGCTTCCTGCCGACCATCCAGCAGACGCCTGCGCTGCACGGCCTGGTGGCGATCCACCGCAGCCGCGACGAGTCCAGCAGCTGGCGGGCGCGCTCCATACAAGGCGGTTTCGCGGTGTTCTTCGGCGGCGCCAACTCGGCCAGCTCGCTGGCGTCCAAGCCGATCGGCATGGCTGTGGCCGACGAGGTCGACAAGTGGCCGGCCGATGTCGACAACCAGGGCCCGCCCCTGGCGCTGCTCGAGGAGCGGATGTCCAATTTCAGCCGTCGCAAGCTGATCATCGCAAGCACGCCGACCATCAAAGACGCCAGCACGATCGAGACCGAATACCTGGCCAGCGACCGGCGCCAGTACCATGTGCCATGCCCGCACTGTGGCGAGCGCCAGGTCCTGGTATGGGGAAAAAAGGCCGACGGCGAGGACCACGGCTACGGATTGCAGTGGCTGCGCACGCCCACGGGAGAGGCCCGGCCTGAGACCGCTGTCTACATCTGCCGCCACTGCGGCGCTGCCATCGAGGAGTACCACAAGACCGACATGCTGGCGGGCGGCATCTGGATCCCGCAGGCGCCCGGCGCCGGCCGTGGCAAGCGTGCCGGGTTCCACCTCAACAAGCTCTACAGCCCGCTGGGCTGGCGCAGCTGGGCCAGCCTGGTCGAGAAATGGGACTCTGCCAACCGCGAGCGCAAGGCCGGCAACAGCGCGCCGCTCAAGGAATTCATCAACTCCAGCCTGGCCGAGACCTGGAAAGAGACCGGCACCGGAGCCGACGCTGACAGCCTGCGCAACCGCGCCGAGGACTACCCGCTTGGCAAGGTGCCGATGGGCGGCCTGATGCTCACCATGGGCGTCGACACCCAGCCCGACCGCCTCGAGGCCCGCGTCTACGCCTACGGCCGAGGCGAGGAGTCCTGGCTGGTCGACCGGCACATCATCTACGGCGACCCCAACCTGGAGGAGGGCACCGACGGCTCCCCGTGGACCCGCCTCACCGAGATCCGCCGCACACCCATCCACCACGCCAGCGGCGCCCAGGTGCTGATCGAGGCGACCTGCATCGACACCGGCGGCCACAACACGCACGCCGTCTACCACTACTGCCGGCAGCACGCGCGCAGCCATGTGCTGGCCATCAAGGGCGCCAGCCAGTACGGCCGCCCGGTGCTGGGCCGTCCGTCGACCATCGACGTGACCTACAAGGGCAAGACCATGCAGCGCAGCCTCAAGCTGTGGCAGGTAGGCACCGACACGGCGAAACACCTGCTCTATGGCCGCATGCGCCTGCAGCAGGTCGGCCACGGCTATGTCCACGTCCCCAAAGCCCTGAGCGAGACCGACGAATTCGAGCAGATGACCGCCGCCCGGCTGCTGCCCGCCGTCGTCCAGGGCAAGCATGTCATGCGCTGGATCACGCCGGCCGGCAAGCGCGAGGAGGGCGGCGACTGCCAGGTCTACGCCTACGCCGGCGCGTGCTACCTGGGTATCCAGCAGTACCGCGAGCCCAGCTGGGCCCGGCGTGAGGCCAAGATTGCGCCGCGGGCGCCGGACCTTTTCAGCCAGCCACAACCCGCAGAAGAAGCCGAATCCCCGGCCAACGAGACCGCACAAGTTCAACCGCAACCGCCCACGCGCCAGTCAGTCCCCCGTCGTGGGCGCTTTGGCATGCGTGGAGATCCATGGAGGAGCCTATGACCGTAACCAAGCGCCGCCCGAGCATGTTCCGTCAACTTATCCGAGGCGCAGCAACGCGCATCGCAGCAGATCCGAGCATCCCGCCGGAAAACCGGGAGGCGCTGGCGCAGCATGCCGAACACATCATCTGGCACCAGTGGCGCGAGCTGTTCGGCGGCGACGTGGTCAACCTGCGTGCGCCTGACATCGAGCCCGGCGAGCGTGAAGCAAGGGCCCAGCGGATCGCCCAGGCGCTTTCGTCTGGCGAGCCTGCCACGGTCATTGCCAGGCGGGAGAACATCACCGAGCGCAGTGTCCGCCGCATGAATCCCCGTGTACACCTTCGGACGAAATAGGGGGTTAAAACGTCCGGCCGTCAGCGGCACCCTACAGCGTCCGCATTCATGCCATTCAACTGCTGAGGAACTATCGCCATGACCACCACCGTCACCATGTTGCAGACCAGGCTCGGGGAGAATGGCTCACTCTGGACCATCGGCAATTCCTATGCGGCCAGCGATGCTTTCGCGGCGGTGTTGATTTCCTCCAACCTTGCCACCGGCACGCTGCCCAAGAGCCGCGGCCTAGTGCCGTTGTGGGGGCAGACTGACAACACTGGCGCAGTCGCATCCGTGGTGGATGGTGCTGGGAATTTGGTTTTCGGGGACAAACTTGTTCAATTGTTTGGAGATGATGAAATGATTATTGGAACCTTTGCAAATCGCCCCATCGCCACTACTGTGGCTGTTGGAAAAGAATTCATGGCGACCGATCTGGGAAATGCCCGGTGGGTGAGTGATGGAACGCAGTGGATTCTGCTCAAGCCGTCCATGCTGGTTGGTGAGCCGACGCAGGCGTCGATCACTGACACGGTTGGGCAGGCCACCACGGAATCCACGCTGCTGACGTTGAACATTCCGGCAAACGCGCTCGGATCACGCGACGGGTTGCTGCTCGATCTGATCTGGTCCTGCACCAACACCGCAGCCGCAAAGCGCATCCGTGGCCGGTTCGGCGGCACAGTGCTGTTCAATGTCGACCTGACAACTCATCTGGTTTTCCGTCAGTCGATCAAGCTGCGCAATCGCAACTCGCAGGCCGCGCAAGTCTCGCAAGGCAACAGCACGACCAACTTCGGCCCTATCGGCAGCGTAGGGGTGCAGACGTTCACTGTTGACTTTGCGACGGCACAGGTCTTGACCATCACAGGTCAGTTCCCAGTGACTGGCAGCGGAGCAAACACGCTGGCGCTCGAAGAAGCCACTATCAACGCGATCTGATGCAGTCCGATCTTGGCATTGTCACGAACGCCGGGACTGGCGCTGTCGCCCCCCTGGCGGGCATCCCTTCGGATGCGCTGGAGGTGTGGAGCGATGGCGCTACGTTCCGCGCGGCGCGTGTTTCCGACAGGCACACGCCGGGTGGGTTGACATCGCCAAAGGGTTCGATCAAGAACGTGTTTCAGGGTAGTCGCACGGTTGATGGAACATTCTTTAACCTGCACATTTACGACCCAGCTACCGTCGGCGTGCCGTCTGACATCGGGTATTACGGTGTGCGCCTGCACGACGCGAAAGGGCCGGTAACCGGCGAGGGCTTGCGCTGGCACAACATCGACAAGACGACCGGGTACGACTGGCGCAATCTCGATGTCGTGGCGGATCAACTTGCAGCCGCTGGCAAGGACATGCTCTACATGGCCATGTGTACGCCTGATCGGTACGCATCGGCTACTCCAGGGACCGGCAAATACGATGGCGGTGGCGGCGGATTCACTGGCAGCAATCAGGTGCCAACATCGCCGGGCCGCACGGCATGGGTGAACTTTGCGACCGCGCTGGCAAACCGCTACAACGGCGGCGCGCACGGTCGAATCAGCACATACGAAGTCTGGAACGAGGTCAACTACTCGTCGTATTGGGCTGGCACGCACGCACAGTATGCCGACTTGCTTCGCATCTTCCGCAATGCGGTCAGGACGGTTGATGCGGCCTTGAAGGTAGGGGCGCCGACCATTCAGGAGCCAGAGGGCACCGGCAATGCGTGGCTGTCGACTTTCCTGGGGGCGAGCGATGGCGCGGCGGGAACAGGGAAAGATCATCTCGATTACTGCTTCGTCCACCTGTACCCGCCGAAATACAACTTCGGGGTGGCATGGAATCAGGTCGATTTGGTACGCGCCACGTTGGACGCGGCGGGCAAGACCAGCACCGAGATATGGAACACGGAAACCGGAGTCCTGAAAGACCCGGCCCGTGACATCGATGACGCATGGAAAGCCCGCATGGTGCGCCGCACGCTGGCCCTGTGCGCGGCCAAGGGGGTGAAGCGGTACTACTGGTACACCTACGACAACCCGGACATGTCGATGTCAAGCGCCATGAAGGATGCATGGAACGAAATGCGCGACGTGCTCATCGGCAACACGATCCAGAATTGCAACATCCTGCCAGACGAGCGTGTGTGCATCACGATTAACGGGCAGGAATACACGTACTGATTCCCATCCCCTGCCGGTGCTGATGGCAATCAGCAGGAGCCCAAGGCCACCCTTCGCCGGGTGGCCTTTTCATTTCAAGAAAAGCATCGCAGGCGGACGAAATAGGGGGTTAAAACGTCCGCCCCAAGCCGCGATCCTAGCGGCCTATGAACATCACCCAGTTCGTTGTTGGAGACACCTGGAGTCAGACAGACAGCCTGCCTGACTACCCGGCGTCCGCCGGCTGGGTTTTGAAGACTCGGTTCGTCTATGACGGCGCCGGAACAGCGTTCACCATCAACAGCACGGCCAGCGGAGATGACCATGTAACCACTATTGCTGCTTCCGTGACGGCAACCTGGACCGCTGGCATCTGCACTTGGGTTCAGTTCGTCGAGGATGGCGCCGGTCAGAGCATAAGCATCGGCAGCGGAAAGATCACGCTGCAACCGGATCCGCGCGTTGCCACCACGGCGATCGATCTGCGCAGCGCCGCCCAGATCGGTCTGGACAACGTGCGCGCAGTGCTGCGCGGTACCGCCAGCCAGGGCGTGCTGAGCTATTCCATTGCCGGCCGCTCTCTGCAGCGTTACAGCATCACCGAGCTGATGGCACTGGAGAGCAAGCTCGCCGCAGATGTCAAGCGCGAGCAGCCAGGCCAGGGCCTGCGCTCCAAGGTTTTCGTGAGGCTCGGCCGTGCGTAACGCATCCGCCAAGCCATCCCTGCGCCAGCGCATTGCGCGCTGGTTTGCGCCTACCAAGCCTGGCGTGGCTGTTCGCAGCTACGGCGGCGCTCGCAATACCCGTACCACGGGCGGATTCGGCAGCTCTGGAAACACCAGCGCAGACAGCGAGCTATCCAGCAGCTTGTCTGCCTTGCGCGCCCGTTCGCGCCAGATGATCCGCGATAGCGCATACGCAAAGCGCGCGCAGCTGATCATCGTCAATAACGTCATCGGCACCGGCGTGGGCATGCAGGCCCAGGTCGAGACCGTGCGCAACGCCCGCAACGATCGCGTCAATGACGCCATCGAAGCCGCCTTTGCCAAATGGTGCGCTGCCGACTCCTGCCACACCGGTGGCGTTCTGCACTTCAGCGACCTGGAGCGCGCGGCCATGGGCCAAGTGTTCGAGGCCGGCGAGATCTTCATCCGCAAGCATTACCGCGCGTTCGGCGATAGCCGCGTTCCTCTCGGCCTGGAGCTGATCGAGGCCGAGCGCCTTGCCACCGAGCTGGTCGACCCTAGCGTCAGCCTTTCCGCGGGCAGTGCATTCCGCATGGGTGTCGAGGTCGACAGCTTCGGCCGTCCGCTCGCCTACTGGATCCGAACCCTGCACCCTGGAGATCTGCGCGCCCATGCCGGCGCAACCGACCGATACGAGCGCGTGCCGGCTGCCGACGTATTCCATCTGCGCGTGGTCGAGCGCTGGCCGCAATCCCGTGGTGTGCCATGGATGCACACTGCCGTGCGCAAGCTGGACTCGCTCAACGAGTATGCCCAGTATGAGGTAGACGCAGCCCGCGCCAGTGCGGCCTATTTCGCCACCATCACCACGGGCGAGGGCGAGAACCCGCTGCCAACGACGGAGCAGACACCGGGCGACTCCAATGCGGCGATCGGCGGCCAGATGATGGACATCGAGCCGCTGACGATCCAGGAGTTGCGCCCCGGTGAGACTCTGAATTTTCACACCCCGAACCGCCCAAACCCCGGGCTCGATCCGTTCATGCGCGCAATGCTGCGCGAGATCGCCGCAGGCTGCGGACCCAGCTACGAGAGTCTTTCGAAGGACTATTCACAGTCAAACTACTCCAGCTCCCGCCTGGCACTACTCGACGACCGTGACCTCTACAAGGCCATGCAGCAATGGTGGATCCGTGCATTCCGCATGCCGCTGCACAAGGTTTGGCTGCAGCAGGCAGTGCTGGCTGGCGCCATCGAGGGGGTATCCCCATCGGCCTATGCGCTGAATCCGGAAAAGTTCGCTGCCGTCTTGTTCAAGCCGCGCGGCTGGAGTTGGGTCGACCCCACCAAGGAAGTCGCCGCCTACAAGGAGGCCATCAAGGCCGGCCTCACCACGCTCACCGACGTGATCGCGGCAACCGGCGGCGGCATGGACATCGAGGACGTTGTCAAGACCCGCAAGCGCGAGCTGGACATGCTCAAAGAGGCCGGCATCGCTGTCGATACCACCGTCGTCCCTGGACAGCAGAACAACGGCATGCAACAGCAGCAGACGCAAGACCAGGCGCAACCCGACCAGGCCGACGCGCAAGACACCAACGCCCAGCAGCAGGACGCAGCGCCGCCGGCCCGCGTGCTGCAAATGAAACGAGGCTGACACCATGACCCTGCACCGTACCATCTCCCTGCAGCAGACTGCCCGCGCCGCCGAAGGTGGCGACCTCACTGTCGACATGGCGTTCGCCAGTGCCGAGCCATATGAGCGCTGGTGGGGCATCGAGGTCCTGGACGTGAAGGGCGCCCGCCTTGGCCGCCTGAACGACGGCGCCCCGCTGCTCTACAACCACGACTGGAACGATCTGCGCGGCGTGCATGTGCCGGACAGCGTGCGCGCAGACCCCGAT